CCACAACCCCGGCAAGCTAAGCATGCCGGTTGCGCCCGAAAGGGCGCAATTTGTTTCTGATTGCTTGAAACAGACGATCGCTGCTAATGGAGTTAGCGGCCGCGCAGTAGAGGCGCTCCTCCACATCGACGAGATCCAGTCGAGAGTGAAGGGATGGAGAAGGAATGGAATGGTGCGTCGGGCCGACGGTGGACATTTACTCGTCGACCCCCGCGCCATGTTGGCCCCACACATCGTGTTCGACGGTGTGCGTAGCTGGGAAGAGAAGTACCTCGGTTTTTGCCGTCGCACTCCCCTCTTTACCGGTTTACGCACGATCCCGAAGCGCGTTAAGATGTCTTATGCTCTTAAGATGTCGAGGATCGGTTCTCGTTTTGACGGCGCCGATTCGCGCGCTCTCTGGGATATCTACCGGCTGATGTTCGCTTCTTTCAATGGCCTTATTCGGCCACTGAGGAAGCGCATCCCCCGGAAGGACCGCCGTTACACCGATGTGGAGTGGATCAGTGAAGACGGGGACGCGGAGTTGACTTACGTGAAGTTGAGGAGGATTGAAGCCGTATGGCTGGATGTCTCTTACACCTTGTACCGAGAGTGGTGCATTGGTGGGACGAGGCGTGCGGCTCTTTGGCTGAAATCTCAATGCGCAGACCGGAACGGTCGTATCTTCCACTTGGTTGATGCACTTTCACCAGTGCTCACCATGTCGGTGAGCGAGGCGTTCCATGCGCTCCAGACGCTTCCACGAGGACTCCCCCGCTGTCCGCCGCCTGCGGTTGAATCAGAAGACGCGCTCCGTAAGCGTCTTTTGAAGCCCAGTCGGAAACCGTCGGAAGGCCTGCGCGGCCGGGTTTGTGCCTGGTCGCGTGGGTGGTCGTCATCGTTGAAATTTGCGTTCGTCCCCTTCGAACTGCCTCTTTCGACTTCGGCGTCCCTGTCGAACAAAGCAAGCGAAGGAGGTTTCTTAACGTCGGTGTCGGAGTTCCTTTGGGGTGAAGTTGAAGGTTTACCGGATTGGGTGTCGCAACACATCCACTTCGATGACCTCAACCGAATCACGAGGTCCTACGTCGCGTTAAAGAATACCTACGTCGCTTGCCTTGACCGCCGCCTCCGCCGCTCTGTACTCGAGGGCCGCGTTGTGGACGTACCGGATAAGGGCCCTAAGACCCGGACCGTTACGCCTTCTAACGTTGAGTCACTCGTTTGGGCTCACTTCTTGAGGTCTCGTACGTTCCCGATTTTGATGGGGGACGACCGGGTCTCTCGAAGTCTGTCCCCCGACCGACCGCAGCATTGCCTCGACCTAGTGTCGAGGGCCCGCGGCGAATGGCAGGTTCTATCACTAGACCTGTCTGTCGCTACGGACAATATGCCTCACTGGTTCGCCCATTCTGTCTTGTCTGGTCTTTGGGATAAGATCAGACCTGGATGTGCTATCGACGACGCCGCGCTGGAGATGTGGCGTGCAGTACTTGGGCCGGCTAACCTGACAGATAGCCGCGGCACGTACCGCACTCGGCGCGGAATATTGATGGGCATGCCAGCGTCCTGGTTCTTCTTGAACACGGTTAATCTCTTCGCTGTAGATGAGGCGAATCGCCTGACGAGGCTTAATGTGGATGCGTTGGTGAATGGTGACGATTTGCTTGCAGTCGCGCCTCCGCACTGGGTTATGGCCTTTAAAGGGATACTGCGTAGCTTGGAAGTCGTTGTGAACGAAGAGAAGACCTCTTATGGTCCTTATTGGAGTTTCAGCGGAGTCTTCGGTCACGGAGGAAAACTCCTTCCTTCGTTTGGTTATTTGGCACTTCGCCATTCTGACCACGCGAACAAGGATGTTAACCAGGCCGAAGTGCCGACTTGGGTGCGCGCCGGTTTTATAACCGAGCAGCGGTACCCGTCGGATCCGAGCGTGGCCCGATTCATGGCGTTAGCGACTGTGGGTCTGAGGACATGGACCCGTTCGCGCGGTCTGCCGGTGTATATGCCGACAGCGTGCGGCGGGTTCGGTTTGCGTTCCATCACGGGCCGCTACGATAGGGTGTCAGACTGCGTCTACTCGGCGCTGTCTGGCTCTTGGTCGTATGCTCGTGGTGGTCGGGAGGTCCGTGATCGGTGCGGCTTGCGCGCACCGAACTGGTCCTCCCTTGCAGACCGTGAGCCCGTCCAGTGGGGCGACATTGTCGAGTCGCCTGACGAGATGGAGCACTCCTATGTCTTCGAGACCGACTTGTTCGCTAACGAACCCCGTTACGACGATCTTGCTGTTATTCAAGACGCCGAAGGTGTGCGTGCCCGACTTTTAACGGTGCAGTCTCGCGACTACTCCGTTCAGCTCGGGTTCGCAGGTGTCGCCAAGTGGCGTTGGAGGCTAAGCCGCTACCGCGGACGGTTTTGGAGCGCCGTCCGCAAGTGGGCCAACCTCTATTACGACCCTTCGCGATTGCGCGTGACGCGTGAGCCGATGTGTGCTCATAAGCGTAGGTGTCTGCATAAGCCGCGCAACCCGAGTCAAGATGTGCCTTGGGCCCGAATCCCGATCAAGGAAGTTGCGTTCCGTGTTTGTGATGACCTCGGTGGGTCGAAGAATTGGTATGGTGTACTCCCCGGTGGCCTGGATAAGACGTGGCAAGATGTACTGCGCAATCAGGCCGTCCGGATTGGGGGCGGACCGCCAATCCTCCTGCCTGTCGGTAACAGTAAGAAGAGCCGAAAGGTGCGGCGTTACTTGATACACGTCTCGAAGGTTGCGAGTCAACCCCGCTTTCGACGTGCGGTCGAGGACGCCATCCTCCGGTCCTTGAGTTCC